GTACATCGAGGGCAAGCTGCGCTCCCGTGAGTGGGAGAATGGCTGCATTAAACGCGACACCACCGAAATCATCGCCAGCGATATGACAATGTGCAGCTCACGCCCTGCGGGTGCTGGCCAGCCTGCAGGTGGATATCAGTCGGCCGGGGCGATGGCGGGGCAAATTCATGGCGGCCAGCAGCCTGCGCCTGCTGATCAGCAGCCAGTCCCTGCGCATAGCAATGGATTTGATGACTTTGATGATGACATACCCTTTTAGCCCGGAGGCTTTGCATGATTTTGATTACTAAAGACGGCCTTCGGGCAGAGGCTCGCCGCATTCTTGCCGAGTGCGATTTTTTTGATACCGAGACGAACTGGAACGATGAAGCCACTGATGCCGTGATTGATATAGCGGTTATTGAGGGCGATACCGGCGCGGTGGTTTTGGACACACTGGTGCACACCGATCTGGTGGTAAGTGACCGCGCTACTGCGCTGCATGGCATTGATAATGAAACCCTGAAATCAGCCCCGCGCCCCGGGGCAGTCGTTGCCATGATTCATCAGCGGATTGCCAATGGTCGGCAGTTGTCAGCCTTTAATCTGCGCTTTGATGTCTGGTCGTTATCTAACACTGCCGAGCCGGAAACTGTGCGTCCACAAAAAAGCTGGGACCCGTTTGAATCTGTTATCCCGTGGGATCAGCGCAATGACGTTATGGAGCTGGCTAACCGGTACTTTTCAGAGCATCTGGAATGGGATGTTCAAAACAGCAAGTTCCGCCGGTTATCACTGGCGCGCTGCTGTGAGCTGGCGGGTGTTGAGTTTACCGGCAAGGCTCATCGTGCGCTGGCTGATGCTGTCGCGGCGCGGGACCTTGTGGTGGCGATTGCTGAGGGGGTAGTGGCAGCATGACTGGAAAGCGTCGCCTGATCCGTCAGCGGATACCAGAGAGTGACCCTGCGGGGATTGATCAGCACCAGCCTGGCGCCAAGCTGGATGCCGGTAAAACCTTAGCTGGCGTGTTGCTGGATTTTGGTAATGCGCTGGAGCGTGTTGCACGAGTCGGAACTTTTGGTGCGGAAAAGTACACGCGAGGCGGTTGGCAAAGTGTTAAGGATGGCCCCCAGCGGTATGAAGATGCACTTATGCGCCACCTGCTGGAGCTGAGAAATCTGGAAGGTATTGACCATCAAACAGGCATGCCGCACCTGTGGCACGCTGCCTGGAACATTTTGGCAATCATTGAGTTGCAGGAGCGAAGTAATGCGCGCCCTGATTAAAGACCTGCATGCCGACGACAAGGGCCGCTCTGTGGCTCTCGTGGTTATTGATTGTCCGGCTGATGAGCTGCGCCGCCGCCTGGCAAGCAATCCGACGAGTGTTGAGTTGATGACCCGCACTCAGATTGCTGACCGGCCTGCCGCCGTTAATGAGCCACCAGCCACCAGCGCAGAACCTATCAAGGGCGGCCAGCTTTCGATCTGGCTGGCGCAGCGGGAGAAGGAAAAGCCGTTTCAGGCCTTTCTGGTTACGCTTGGCTGCAACGCCAGTACGCCCGCATTGGCTGAACAGGCGGTTAAAAGCCTGCTTCGCTTTACCAGTCGCGCCCAGCTGGATAATGACCCAGTCCTTGGCCTGCGTTTCCGCAACGAAATTATGTTGGAGTACAGCGCATGGCTGAACAAAAAACACCGGTAAGACGAAATCCAGCGGCCAAGGTTGTATCTGGTCGACTGGTGGTTGGCATTGACCCTGACCTGGTTAAAAGTGGTGTTGCGGTGGTTGAAGGCGGCCAGCTGACCAGTCTTCAGGCCATGGCATTCCCTGATTTGCTTCAGTATGCCCGCCAGCTGGTGGCCTGCGCCGCTTTGTTTGTTGTTGAAGACGTTGAGCACGACAAAACGACGTACCACCGCGCCCGCACAAACGCCCGCACGCACGCTGCAATTGCCCAGAAGGTTGGGCAGGTAAAGGGGGTGGCCCGGGTATTGGTGGAGTGTTTGCGGCACATGGGTGCAGATATTCAGCTGGTAAAGCCACTGCAAGGTCCGGCAAAGCGCCAGGCAAAGGCTGATGCGGAATACTTTAACCGGATTACTGGCTGGGCAGGCCGGAGCAATTCAGATACTCGTGATGCGGCTCTGTTGGCGCTGTACTTTAAACTGTAGTTTTTGTTATTTGACTCAAGAGCATGCGCCATCTATTGATATTGCTGTGTATAGGTATCAGAATCGTCCGCTATTTTTGATTCTCACAGGGAAGATTGAATGCGCCTTAGTGATAGGCATTATTCTCGTGCATGCAATACAAAGGGGTGGAAGCGCCATTTAGCTGGATGCGCTCGAGCCAAGCACTATAAAAAGTTAAAGCATGTCAGAAGGTTTGGGCCTATTTCTGAAGAAGGTCGTCACCAGCGCTGGGCTCGCACCGATTATCTTTTGAATTACTTCCGTAAATTCTCTGACAGTCCAAGGTTGCCCAAGTCGCAGCGAGGTAGGTATCGACGTGTCCGTTTGCCTGCTCGCAGCTGCTTTATTGAATATCCCGAAGAATCACTTTTGAGCATATGGGAGGCGGTTGAGACGTGCATTGATAAGAAGGTCAAGAGCGTGATGGTTGATCATCATCGCGTTAGATCATACAACTTGACTTCCGAGGCGCTGCTTGGTGTTGGTGCTGAGGTTGCTGAGCAATGGCGTCGATTAACAAAGAGCCCGATCAAAATAAGCGGTAGCTTGCCGGAGAGTCCTGACCATCAACAACTTATCAATGAGATCGGCATTATCAAGGAGCTCAATGCGAAGTCGTCCCGCCCAGTCCCACTTCCGACTGAAAAGCAGCATCTTTTTTCTTACAAGAGCGTCAAAAAATCAACTCCAAGCGCCCATAGTGTTGATGATAAGACCATTGCATCTGAAAAACTCACTGAGCATGTGAATGACTGTATCCGTGATCACAAGCTAGAGCTTACCAATGAGGCTTCTGAGTTGCTTATGAAGTCGGTGAGTGAGGTTTTAGATAACGCCGAAAGACATTCTGTTAGAGAGGGAAAAGGAGGGCATGTATGGTATGCAAGAGGGTATCTAAATAGTCACTCAAAAAGCCAGAACTTTGAAGTGTCAATATTTAATTTTGGCATAACTATTGCAGATTCGTTCCTTATGCTTCCGGAAGGGAGTTATAGCCGCAATCTTGTATTGGATTATGCCAACGCCCATGAGGGTGAATTTACTATAGAACAGCTGATTACTGTTGCCGCCCTGCAGCAGCTTTATAGCTGTAAAAATGAGGATGATAGTGAAAACAACGGCCAAGGGACGGTATTCCTTATCCAGTTTTTTGAAAGAATGTGTGAAGAGTTCTCTCAGAAGTTTGGACGAGCAGACGTGAAGCCCATGATGAGCATTGTTTCAGGTAAGACACATATTATTTTTGATGGAACTTATAGGCTTTCTCAGCTTTCGAACTACAATAACCCTGATGCTGAAGAAGGGGATGAGCAATTGATCATTTCCTTTAATGAGCAAAATAGTTTAAGATCGCCGCCCGATCCTCGCTACGTCCGGAAGTTGAGCCGATCATTCTTCCCTGGCGTTGCTATAAGTATCAGATTCCCTCTCAAAGAGGAGGATGATGAATGAGTGACAATACGATGATTATTGACCTAGGTAGGTTCACCAGAGGTAAAAAGCTACTTTCTGGCCGGGACAATGGTAAAGATGCATGTGAGCTTCTGGAACTCTCAGATGTAGCCTCTAATTGTAAAATTGTGTTGCAGAATGATGGCGATACTGTCATTACCAACTCATATTTCTTGGGAATGCTATCTAAGCTCTTTGATAAATACACAACAAAAAAAGAACTCTTAGAAAATATTGATTTCAAACAGCTGAATGATACAAACCAGAAGGAATTGTTGCGTGGCATTAATCGAGGCTTTTCCCGAGCGGTCAATGCAATGGCTGTTTAATCTCTGCCTTGTTTTTATATTTTCATCCTCCTCGGCCTCGTATGCCGAGGAGGGTATTCAAAAAAATTCCGACTTGGCAGTTCGCGTAAATGCATTAGATGATGGCGGCCTGGCTACTCCAGCACATCAGTCTCATTTGGTTGAAGTAACTCCTCCAAGTATCAAAATCCTCAAAATTGATTCCGATAACTCCAGAAAGGAACCTATTCAGCCTAGTGACGCGACGACAGATGTTGTTGAAGTTGAGGCCGATGTAGTTGCAGTTGATACTGATTCAGCGAATAAGAAGACTTTACCTGAAGTGAAGGGTGACGAGAGGATTCTACCCGCAAAGCATGGCGCGCCAGATGAGATTTATAGCGCCAAAGAATCCCGCGAAATTGGCTCCAGTAATAATGAAGATAAGCCAATTTCATTTTGGATTGTCAGTCTTGTAATAGCGTCCATTACTTTGGTTGTGTCACTATTTAATACTTGGCGCATGTATCAAAATTTTGCCTACCAAAACCGGAAGTCTATTTATGACGACTTTTGGTTTAGAGATATTTTCTTTAAGACTCTTAATACTGAAATAATAAAATTTAGAAGCAAGTGGAGCAGGGTCAAACTGCGCGAATCCGTGGATGAGGAGGGTTCAAAGCTTCTTGATGAGTATTTCAGTGATTTAGCGTCACTACGTGATATTGCCTCCGTCATTAGAATCGTTAAAACTAATGCGGCTATCGGATTTGAGGATGCGTTTGAGATGCTTGAGAATTTACCTCAGGATCAAGATCCAGAATACCAATACGGTCTTTTTATGAGTACTATTCATCAGCTTTCTTTTCAGATCCATAAGAGCCTGGAAAACGCCAAGTACAACGTCGAATGATAGAGTTAAAGCAGCTCTTCGTTCATAATTATAGGGCCTGTTAGCTTTCACTGATCATCGTATATTTGCCTCTGGACTCAGGACAGGGGCACCGCATGATCATCACCACAAAGTTCTCGGCGCGCGTCGCCATTCTCGAAGCCTACAGCATAGAGTTGCAGGGAAATTCAGACTTTACAGGCTCTGCCGGTGGCCGGCCAATGACCACCAGCACTCACCGGCTGGCCAGTCGTTACGAAGCCGCAAAAATTATCTCTGCAGTTGAAAAGTTGCCGAATCACATCCGCGCTTGGTTGATGTGGGCCTATGGCCCGGCGGTGTTTGCTGTTATCCGCTCAAATCAGGAGGTGGCTGTTGCAGCCATTGCTGCGCTGGTTGATGTCGATCTGGCAGCCCTTAGTGATCCTGTGGCGCTGCGCACTCAGCTGCTTGTGTATGCCCATATGGACAACTACCGGGCTATGGCTGTGACCGGCCACCGTAAATACCGCAAACCTGCACATTTTGATCGTGCTGTGCGCCGCATAAGTGGCGGTGCGGTTGGATTTGATCTGTCTGGCCGGAATTTTGGCCGTGATTATGGGTATCTGGCAGCGTTGGTTGAGCAGGCGTGCGCTGAGCTGGATAAAGCTGGCTTGCCTTCGGTTGGCGCAGCATTGGCATCTGTTCGCAGTTTTCGAGATCCTGCTGCGCCGGGCATGGATGTAATCAATACAGCACCCGCGATAGCTATCTGATGACTGGGTGGAAGAAGAGCAACCTAAGCCGCCAGTGTGAGCGCCAGCGCTTCAGTAAGGCAACGTGGATTCGCTGTAGCGGCTGCGGTGGAAAAGGGCTGGTGGCTGGCATGTTTGATAGCAGCCCATCAGCAGCATGTATTCAGTGCAACGCTGCAGGATGGATACCGCCCGATGGTCAGCCCCTGGCGGAGCATGAGGCGTTGTTGCTTTTGCGTACTCAGCTGAACAGGCAGTCTGCGCGAGTCCATCAGCTGCGGCGCCGCACGCAGCCGCCAAAGGAAAAAACGCCAGCAGATGATTATGGGAACGGGCGGTACAGTGGGGATTGAAATAAAATACCGGGCATTAGGGTTTTCTTGAGATAGCGCTTGACGAATACGCTCATTGAGCGCATTATTTGCTTATCAACACGGAGAAACCTTATGCAACTCACCCACACCAGCCCCGTTGAAATAACCAGCATCAACACATCCGGCCGCTTCGGTGAGTTCTTGTTCTTTGCTCATGACGAATACGTGATGACCGCCGGTAGTTATATTATCTACGCCATCGATCTCGATGATGCCGCAGTAATCGAAGCCAGCGCTCTGTTTTATCATGAGAATGCAGAAAAGCTTTCCGCGCTTGTCGCAGAAGTCGCTGCTCGATTCGATATCGAAGAAGATGCCGCAGAAGCGCTGATTGAAGAAAGCGCCTCAATCTACGACATCGACAGTAATGTAGAACCTGAAGATATGGCCGATGCCTCCTGGGATATCCAGCATTACACCGCCCGCGCCGCAAAGCTGCTGGGATTCCGGGGCGTAGCTGTTAGCGACGAGCAGGGCGTTTCGTATCTCGTTGATATGCTGGGCCACGAATCTGAGCTGGTTAAAGCATGACCAGCCCAATGCCGCGTGAGGTTCGCGCCGCCAGAGAAGCTGCCGGATTGAGCCAGACTGCCGCTGCCGAGCTGGTTCATAGTAAGTTGCGCACATGGCAGCAGTGGGAAGCAGGGGATAGGCGCATGCACCCTGGGCTATGGGAGTTATTCCGGATCAAGATGGCGGAGCCAACACGATAGCAAAAACGCCTGAATGCAAAAGCGGGGTTGACTCGTGACGCGCTTTTATGGCTAAATTTCCATGCTGGCGAAATAACGCCTAAACACATTTAAAGCCTCGGTTCTCACCGGGGCTTTTTTGTTTCTGGTCCCGTCCTGACCCGAGAAAAGCCCCGGCACCGTCCATGCCGGGCACCTTATTCCTATGCCTGAAATTGATCCTTCACTCGTCGTATCAGCCTTGACGCTGTTCATTACCGTGGCTGTGCAGGTTATTGCCTTTTCGAAAATGATTGGGCAAATCAGCACGCGACTTGATGTTCACGATGAGCAGCACATCCGCCACCAGACCCGCATTGACGAGCATGCAAAGCTGATCAATCGGCACGAACGTGATTTGGCTGTTCTGCAGGACCGCCAGAAGAGAGTTTCAGAATGACTGATTGGCCTTGGAAAAACTTTCCGCAACACGAGATGCGCTGCAAAGAAACCGGGGAGTTGGCGATTCTTCCCAGTTTTATGGATCGACTGCAGCGGCTGCGTGATGACTTTGCAAAGCCAATGGTGATCAGCTCTGGCTATCGTAGCCCAAAGCATTCGATTGAGATTGCAAAGTCTCAGCCTGGTACACACGCAATGGGCTGTGCTGTTGATGTGCAGATATCAGGTGCTGATGTTACCCGCTTAATAGCACTCGCCAATAAGCACGGTTTTACCGGTATTGGCGTTCGTCAGTACGGCGAGTACAAAAAGCGCATCGTTCATCTGGATGATGCACCGGAAGCACCATGGCGTCCGCGCCCACACTTTTGGAGTTACCCATAATGCCTTTGATTATTCTGCTCGCAATAGTTCTGGTTTGTACGCTGTCGGTTATTTATGTCGCCGGCATTGAGTTAGTGAGTCTCGCCACCGCCCTGGTTCGCGAGGTTCGTAAGCATGCGGGTGTTTTTATTGTGCTTCTGTTTGGTAGTGGTATGGCTGCTGCTGACGTAACGACAATGCCGGACTCTGATGTGTTTACGTCGCTGCTTGAATTGCTTATTAGTCAGTTGATTAATGGGTCGTTCACGTGGGTTGACTGGCTATTGGTTGGCGTTGTTGTCGCGCACTTTTTAGCAACCGCATACATCAATTTTACAGACACTCCGGATGACAATACTGCATACGGAAAGTTATACCGTTACCTGCTTGAGCCCTTGGCTGGTGTTATCTTTAAGCACAAAGTTAAGCAAAAGCCTTTCTCTGATATCCGGTTGAAATAGGGCTAATGGGGAAGGGGCTGGGAGTTATTTTGACGCTGCTCCGGCTAGCTTTGCAGGCCGTGCAGCGCGAAATGGAGCGCCGTCGCAATGATAAGGCACAGCGAGTTCAGGATGATCCTGGTAGTGCTTGGGCTAATCGCTTTGGTCGGGTGCAGCCTGATGCAATCGAACCGCAGCAACTGCCCACCGATTGTTCCAAGGTTGCCACCAATCCAGCCGAACGGAGTGGTGGTGCTGGAGACTGAACACCAGCGCGACCTGCTGCTTTACTTTGAGCAGGTGGAGCGGTGCCGATAGTCTCGACCTATGTCATGGCCACCCACCCCCTATGTGGGTCCTTCCAAGGGGGTGTCCCATTGCGGGTATAAGCCGCGCGGCTTTTGTCTGTTTAAGGAATTTTTTCGAGTAGCCGGTTCCGGTTCCGGTTGTAGTTTTCGGGTGTGAAAAATGCCAACTCAAGCAGATGTTGCTGAACACCTTGATCTGTCAGAGCGCCGTGTTCGTGATTTGACAAAAGATGGCATCCTGCCTGGCTCGAAGGGGCGGGGCGGTTATGATCTCGATGCCTGCCGATTGGCATACATCACATATCTTAGGGGGATTGGCAGTGGCCAGACCTCCGCACCGGAACCCCCACGCGATCCAGACGACTACGGCGGCGATGACGACGAAGGCTTTATCGATGCCGAGCGAGAAGAAGCCCGCCGGAAAAAATACGATGCCGATCTGAAAAAAGAGCGGCTGAAAATCCTGCGCCGCGAAAACGCACCGGTCGACATCATCACCGATGTTGTCGGCAAGCAGATGGAGATGGTTAGCGCCCAGTTACGGGCACTGCCAATGCAGATAAAGCTGGCCGCCCCGATGCTGACGAGTCGTAGCATTGAGCTGATCCAGAAAACCATCGCGAATATGTGTAACCAACTCATCGATGTTAAACCAGATCTCACCGGATACAGCCCAGTCGATCCTGATGGCGATTCGGCGGGGAATGGAATCTCTGAGGGTTCAACGTCCGCAGACGGCAGTTGAGTGGGCAGATAAACATTTTTATCTGTCGCCAGAATCATCTTATGTAGAAGGGCCCTGGACAACACAGCCCGTTCAGAAAGCCATTCTGAACGCGATGGGCAACGACGATATTCGCGAAGTGGATTTCCGCAAATCTGCGCGTATCGGTTACACCAAAATGCTATTGGCGGCCACTCTGTACTTGGCCGAACACAAGCGCCGAAATATCGGCTTGTGGCGAGAGGATGACTCAGCAGCAGCAGAATTTGTGAACACTGAGCTAGACCCGGCCATCCGCGACTGCTCAGCGATTAAAGAAATATTCCCTGACTGGCACAAAAAGTCGGAGAACAACAAAGTCGATTATAAAAAGCTGCTGGGCTGTTCGCTGCATATCCGCGGCGGTCAGGCTGCCGGCGGTTATCGCGCCCTGTCGAAAGACGTTGTTATCGGCGATGAAATCGACGGCTTTGTGCAAAACGTATCTGGCAAATCCTCAAAAGAGGGTGACCCGATCACGCTGATGTTCAAGCGAACAAAAGGCTCCAGCTTTCCGAAAGTAATCCTTGGGACAACACCGACAACCTCAACACTGAGTCATATTGAGCGCCGCGAACACGCCGCCGATGTCCGGCTTCGGTGTTGGGTTCCATGCCCACATTGCCAAAAGCTGCAGTACTTAAAGTGGGGCGGACCCGGTCTTTCGTACGGTATTAAATGGGATAAACACCCAAGCAAAACAGACACTGCCGACAGTGCCCGCTATCTCTGCGAACACTGCGCCTGCGAATTCGGTTACCACGAATTTATCGACGTTATAAGCGAAGCCGATCCGCTCTGGCTTGATGATGAAAACGGCGTAGCAACATACGATGGCATTCACTATTTCGATCACGAAACAGGCCGCGAAGTAAAAACACCGCGCCATGTGTGCTTCATCGTGTGGGCTGCTTATTCGCCCACCACGCCATGGTCGGAAATTGTCGGGGAATATCTCGACGCAAAACCCGACCGCCTGACATTTCAGGGCTTTGTGAATACAACACTGGGCGAATATTGGCACGACGATGTGGCCCGCAAGATCGACGGCACTCAACTCTATAAGCACCGCCGCGAGCACTACCCGAAAGCCAGCGACAACGCCACGTTATTACTGCCGCGTGATGTGCTGTACATCACCGCCGGGGTGGATACACAGGGCAACCGCTTTGCGTGGGAAATAGTCGGCTGGGGTAAAGGCGAACAAAGCTGGTCTATCGAATATCGAGAGCTGCTGGGGAACCTTGCAGAACAAAGCATCTGGGATCAGCTTGCACAATACATGCGCCGCAACTGGCAGCGTGAAGACGGCATGCAAATGGGCATCAACCTGGTGTTCCATGACTCCGGCGGCGGATTTACCGACGACGTATACCGACATGCCGCCGCCGTCGATCCGGCTTGGTGGATACCGGTTAAAGGGGATGGTGGACCGAACCGGCCGATTGTCAGCTTCAGCAGCAAAAAAGTAACCGACCACGGCAGCTATCTCGCCATCGTTGGAACCAACAACACCAGCGATTTAATGGCCAACCGGTTCGAGATCAGCGAGCCCGACACACCCGGCTTCTGTCACTGGCCATATTCGGAATACCACACCGCCGAATACTTCAACATGCTCACCGCCGAAGAGAGGAAATTGCATTACGTTGGTGGCCGTGAAACCTGGCGCTGGGAATGCCCGAAGGGTAAGCGTAACGAAGCGCACGACTGCCGCCGCTACGCCACTGCTGCGGTTAAATTCGCGCAGCAGTATTTAGGCCTCGACTTAACAAATGGCATCACGCCGACGAATAGCAACAGCGCCCCGCAACAAGAGCGGCGCAAATCGGACTACTGGAACCGCTAATGAGTAACTTCACAACCACGCAACTGCAGGCGCTGGAAAAAGCCATCGCCGCTGGCGTTACCGAATTTACATACGATGGCCAAACAACGAAATACCGCTCGCTTAACGAAATGATCTCGCTGCGCAATTTAATCCGTGCCGAACTGGGCTTGCCCAGCAGCACAACCCAAAACAATACCCCTGCATTCATGAGTCACAGCAAAGGCTATCGCTGATTTTATGGCCAATATTCTCGACAGCATGATCAACCTGCTATCACCTTCAGCCGGCGTAGAGCGTGAAGCCAGCCGCCAGGCGCTGGCACAGCTGAAGAAAATGGGGGCGCAAAACAGCTACTACGAAGGCACCAGCGCTGGCCGCCGTGGTGCGCAGAATGTACGCGATAACTCCGCGCGCAATATCACCCGCTCAGAACTGGTAAAAGCCCGCCGTATTGCCCGCGACTTTTACCGCAACAACAGTATTCACAAAGCCGCCTGCGACGCCATTGCCTACAACACAGTGTCGTCTGGTATTCGCCCGCGTCTTGAAACCATTGGACGCAGCGCACCAAAACGCCAGCAGGCTGCGCAGCGTGTGTTTAATACCTGGGCTGAATCCATTCACCTCGATGTGGACGGCCAGCACAACCTGTACGGCATTCAGTTTCAGACCATGTTGGAACTGGTAAAAAGCGGAGAATGTTTAATCGTACGCAAGCGCACGCTCGAACCGATCAGCGGCGTGCAGCTGCAGCTGAAAGTACTGAGTGGCGATTATCTCGACCACATGAAAGACGGTGTTTTCGACGGCCGCCGTGTAATACAGGGCGTTGAATACGACGACAACGACGCCGTGGTGGCCTACTGGTTATTCCCGAATCACCCATCTGAAGTGGGCGGGTTTTTCAGTCGCCATAAAAACACATCGGTTCGCCATGATGCCGAAGGCGTTATTCACCTGTTCGACTGCCGCGAGCCCGGCCAGAACCGTGGTTTGCCGTGGGGCATGGCCAGCTTTAACCGCCTTCGCAACCTCGATAGCTTTCAAGATGCACGCCTTGAGCTGATGAAAATCGCCAGCTGCATGGTCGGCGCAGTTAAAACCATGGGTGGCGTTGGCAATGCAACCGGAGATCCGCTCCCAGATCGCGCTGAACCGGGCCTGATTTTACGCCTCGGCAGCAATCAGGAAATGAACTTCAACACCCCGCCGAATGTGAACGGGCAGAGCGACTTTGTGCGCGAAGAGCTGCGCACCATTGCGTCCGATTTCGGAATCACCTACGAAGAGCTAACCGGCGATTTAACCGGCGTTAACTTCAGCAGTGGCCGCCTCGGCTTTAACGGCATGCACCGCAAAATCGGCAACCACCGTCAGCGCATTTTAATTCCGCATCTGTGCCAGCGCGTGTGGCAATGGTACTCCGAAGTGCAGGCGCTGGCCGGCAACCCGCTGGATGCCATGCGCTGCAAATGGATTGAACCGCCGCGTGAAATGTTCGACCCGACGCGCGAAGTGCCGCCGATGATTGCGCTGATCCGTGCCGGCCTGAAGTCCATGCAGGATGCGCTGGCCGAGCTCGGCGAAAACCCAGAACAGCAACTGCTGCAAATCAGCGAGTGGAACACATGGCTCGATCAATTCGGCATTACCCTCGATACCGATCCGCGCAAAGTTTCCGGCGCGGGCAACATTAATCCAGAGGCAACCACCCAAGGCGAAGCCGCAAACAAAACAGGAATGACCGATGAATAAAACCTACCTTTCGCGGGCTGTCGCCATGGCCTTTACCGATACCAGTAACGCCCGTATGGAAGCACCCGTGCGCGGCACTACCGCGAAAAACTACATCGCTGCCGACGGCACCCTGATGATTTACGGAATCATTGGCGACTGGTGGGACGAACTCGACGCCGCCAGCGTTATCCAGCAATTAACACTGGTAAGCGGCCCCGCGGTAAAGGTGCGTATTCATAGCAATGGCGGTTCTGTTGTAGAGGGTCTGGCCATTTACAACGCACTGCGCAACTGCGGCAAGCCGGTTGAAGTAACAATCGATGGCATTGCCGCCAGCATCGCCACCGTAGTCGCACTGGCGGGTGACGTGCGCCGTATGCCAAAAAATTCCTATCAATTTGTACATCAGGCATGGGATTACGTCGAAGGCAACGCCGACGACCTGCGAAAAGCAGCTGACGATCTGGAAATGTGGACCAGTGAAGTGGCCGACATTTACGCAAGCCGCACAAACCTCAGTGCCGACGAATGGAAAGCGCTGATGAAAGCAGAAGCCTGGCTCACCGCCGCCGACTGTCTGGCAAACGGCATGGCTACAGAAATCATCGGCGAAGTAACCGCCGTGGCTCACCACGACTTCGACGCAACCACAATGCCGGCCGGAGCCGCTGCTCTGATGCAGCTGCCAGAGGTTACGGAACCGGTGCCAGAGCCAAACACAGAATCTGATTTACCACCCGATGCTGCACCTGCAGCAGACAACTCCGACGAGGAAGACCCCATGAAAATGCAAGCCCCGGCAGGTGCACCGAATCCAGCACCACAAGACCCAGCCGCCCCGGCAGCGCCAGCGACGCCCGTGCCAGGTGCAGACGCTCAGGCAGCAATCTCCGCCGAGCGCGTTCGCGTAAAAGAGCTGCGCGGCATTGCTGCACAAGCAAAATTGACCGACAGCGCACTGAACGACTGGATCGACAACGGCACCGATATCGCCACCGCCCGCGCCGAAGCGCTGGCCGCCGTGGCCGAGCGCGACAAAGGCACTGTGCCATCAGGCCGCGTGCGCGTGTCCAATGGCGGCAACGCGCAACTGCGTACCGATATGGCCGCTGCCATGCGTGCCCGCGCTGGCACCGGTGACCGTGTAGCAAATGACTTTGCAGGCATGACCCTAATTGAAATGTCGCGTATGGCCCTGCAATACGGCGGCGTATCTACCAACGGCCTGTCTCACGACCAGATTGCGCAAATGGCTATCAGCACCAGTGATCTGCCGAACATTCTGGCCGACGTTGCAAGTAATGAACTGGCCGCCGGTTTTACCGCTGTTCAACGCACTTTCACCGGCTTCTGTCGCCGTACCAACCTGACCAACTTCAAAGAAAAGCAGCTCTCCAAGCTGTCCAGCTCGCCGGAGCTGAAAGACAAGCTGGAAAACGGTGAGTACGAATTCGGCGCACTGGCAGACAGTGCGGAGAAAATCAAGCTCGCCACCAAAGGCCGCCTGATCGCCATCAGCCGTGAAACCCTGATCAACGACGACATGGATGCCCTGAGCCGCGTACCTCAGATACTGGGTTCCGCTGCTGCCCGTGCGGAAGTTAAGGCCATTTACAGCATTCTGGCTAAAAGCCAGGCGCTGGCTGAAACCGGTAAAAACCTGTTCCATGGCGACCATAAAAACATCGGTGCTGCGGGCGCCATCAGCGTGGACACGCTGGCCAAGGCCCGCGAAATGATGCGCCTGCAGACCACCTTTGCACCGAAGGGCGAAACTGGCGATGCCATGAACCTGGCGCCTAAGTTCCTGATCGTACCAGCTAAACGTGAGCTGGAAGCGCAACAGGTGCTGGCAGCCATCACCGCTGCTAAATCCGGCGATGTTAACCCGTTCATCAACTCCATGAACCTGGTTGTAGAAGCCGAGCTGGATAACCTGGGCGTTACCGGCTGGTTCGCCGCCGCTGACCCGATGCTGATCGATACCATCGTGTACGGCTACCTCGACGGCCAGGAGGGCGCGTACATCGACAGCATGATCGACTTTAAGTCTGACGCCATGATCCTGAAAGTGCGCCACGACTTTGCCGCCGCCGCTGCCGACTTCCGCGGCCTGCACAAAAACGCTGGCGCATAATCGTCAGAAAACCTAACCGCTTAACCCAAAAAGCCGCTGCGTAAAACCAGCGGCTTTTTAATACCACTTACAAATTAAGCCAACGGAGAACCACCATGGCACTGAACAAAATTCAGGACGGCCAGTTTCTGGCCATCACACTGACAGCGGACGCAGAATCAGGCGACCTGCTTGTATACGGTAAAATTGTAGGCGTTGCCCAGTCATCCGGTGCAGCTGGCGACACCATCAGCATTGATACCGGAAGCGTTTACAACCTGCCAAAAGTACCGGCAGACAATCTGGAACTCGGCGCTACTGTGTACGCAAAGGCCGACGGCACGGTAACCAGCACGGCGTCCGGCAACGTGAAGTGCGGCTACGTCGTCGAAGCGACAGCAGCCAGCACCGCTGAAGCTAAAGTTCGCTTGATCCCGAACTGCTGAGTCTGACGCATGACGGATACCCTCGCAGAAATGGCAATCGATACATTAATGGCACTGCGGGGGCTTCCGTGCGTTCTGCATCCGGACACAAGCCCGGTGCAAGCAACCTGCCTGAAATCGCAAATGCTCGATGAAGCAGGCGGCAGCATGATGGCCGACGGTTACCGCATAACCCTGAAACGCGCCCATAAAATGCGGCGTGATGACAAGCTGGATATCACGCTGGAATCCGGCGAAACCGTGCGAATGGTTATCGCAAAACCGGCAGAAAGCATGACGGCATACCGTGTTTATTTCGCAGAAATAGAGCGGGGTTAGCAATGCCAAAATTATCGGTCGATGAACAATATCTGAATTACGAGTTGGGCAGGCTGGAAGCCAAGCTGCGACACATGAAGGGCATAGAAGTAGGGCGTGCCCAAGCCGCAGCACTGAATAAAAGCGCGGCAAAAGTCAGCACCGGCACTGTGCGCGCAACAGCCAGCAAACTGTCGATTAAGCAAAAACTGATTCGCCAGCGCGTGCGAATTAACCGCGCCAGCAGTAAAAAGCTGGTGGCCGGAATTAAAGTAAATACCCGCGGCATACCGATGATAAAACTCAACGCCCGCGAGGTTCCCGGCGGCGTGCAAGCAGGGGCATATCTGCAGCCTGACGCATTTATCGCCACCGCCACCAGTGCACCAAAAGGCTCGACGAAAGGCCGCAAAAATCCGGCCTCGCAACTCATTGGTAAAACCCAGGTGTTTAAGCGCAAAGGCAAAGGCCGCTACCCACTGCGCGCCGTAACCGTTGAAATTGCCAAAGTCGTAAAAGAAAACGCCATTAAAACAGCCAGCTCTGCCATGCGCCACGACATCGCCCGGCTTTTAAAACACGAATACGAATACCGAATTTTAAAGCGGATGCCGAAATAAAATGCCGACCCGAAAACAAATCCGCAGCGCCATCAGCACCGCAATTGCTCCAGTGTTTGAGCGCACGTTTGATTATCGCCCAGCCGATCTGGACCCCGACGATCTGCCCTGTGCCGCCGTATATTTTCAGGCAGGGGATACCGAAAAAGACTTCGACGAAGAATACCGGGCAGACAGCCAGCTGGTGATAGAAATCTGGGCGGCCAGCATGCGCGATATTGATGGCGCCCTTGATGAAAAAGAAGAAGCCATGAAGCCGCTGATCGCCGCCGACACAACCTTCGGTGATCTGATTGCAGGCATTACCCGCAACGGCTTCAGCTATGACCGCGATCCAGAAACCTCCAGCGGCTCGCTGGCAATTACCTACACCGTTTACTACGACGAGGAATAACCACCATGACCCTTGGATTAAAAACCGGCTTTTACGTCTACGACGAGGCCAGCACAGAAACCGACAAGTACGACCTGATTGGTGGCGTGATGGAAATGTCTGGCTTAGACATGACGATCGACACCAGCGAAAACACACAATACGGTCCAGACGAAGACGACTGGCGCACGTTTGAAGCAGGCATGAAAGATGCCGGCGAGTTATCCGTAACCATCCGCGCCCGCACAGCCAACAAAGCCAAAGTGGATGCTTTGCGTGCATCGGGTCTGGCCGGTGAGACGTTGAAAGCCCGCCTTAAATATCCATCACCCATTTCGCAAAAAGCCGACTTTGATGCAGTAATCTCAAAAATTGGCATGCCCACAACCAAAGATGCGCACATCGACATCACGTTTGCGATGAAAATCAGCGGCAAGCCAGCAATGAGCAGCGTGGTGTAACCATGAAAATACTCGCATTAATCATGGCCATGCTGGGCATTCTGCCACGCGACGGGCTTTTTAAAGTGCGCAAAAAGACAACAGTAAATGGATTTACTCTGGTTGAGCTGGGCGCGGATCTTCGCGTGCAGTTCGCCGACCTGGCTTCTGAGCTGATGAAAATTGACGATGCTGAGGAGCGCTCACGCCAGTTTATGGCGATGCGTCTGCAGGTAATTGCCGCCAGCTTGCGCAGCTCAAAAGGGTTTTACCTCTACGACCACAACAACCCGGAACACCTGCGAAAACTCGCGCTGCTGCCCAGCAGTATTGTCGATGATCTGCTTTCGGCATCTTGCTGCATGAGCGCCCTTGAGTGGCTGTTGCCACCTCCGCCCCAGGAATATCAGGCCCCAACACTAAACCCCTGAAAGACCAGCCAGCCCGCCGCGCAGCCCTGCGCATAGCGGCTCATTTGGGAATCTGGAACGTCGACGAAATGCTTCAAACCATGCCCGCCAGCCTGCTGTCTGAGTGGGAACGGTTCTACCAGTTAGAACCCTTTGGAGCAGAAGCCGACGAGCTGCGGCTCGGCCAGATATCCGCGACGCTGGTCAATATGTACCGCAGCAAAAACAGCAAAGCATTAACCGCCTCCGACTTTCTGCTAACAGTGCACCGCCCGGTCCGCGAACAAACAGCAGAAGAACAATTCGCAATATTCACAGGTATGTTCGGCAATGGGACAAAGCACTGACTTTACCGTTCGCCTGAAGGGCGCTGATTCTGGCTACTCGGCCACAATCGACAAAGCCAAACGAAGCACCACCGGATATAGCGAAAGCATAAAGGGCAATAATGGCCTGACCGGCTCTCTGTCATCGGTGTCTGGCTTGCTCAGCACCACGACCGTTGCTGCTGCTGGCTTTGGCGCAGCGATAGCAGCCGGCACAGCAACAATGACCGCTGCACTGCGCACGTATGAGCAATACGAGCAGAATCAGCTGCAGGTTCAGCAACTGCTGAAAACAACCGGTTATGCAGCTGGCCTAACAGCCGATGATTTAAGGGAGCAGGCATCTGCAGTGGCATTGGCCACGCTCGCCAGTGTCGACGGCATAGCCGAGGCGCAAAGCGTACTGCTGACCTTTAAAAGTGTTAGCGGCGACACCTTTAAACAAGCAATTGTGTTATCGCAAGACATGGCCGCCGTATTCGGCGGAACAGCTAAAGACAAAGCCCTGCAGCTGGGTAAGGCGCTGGAAAGCCCGACAGAGGGACTGACAGCACTTAAACGCTCCGGGGTGTCATTTACAGAACAGCAAAAAGATCAAATTACCGCGCTGGATGCTGCAGGCAACCGGGCAGAAGCCCAGCGCCTGATTTTACAAGAGCTTCAAAACCAAATTGGGGGTGCCGGGGCTGCGTCTGCAGGTGGTTTATCTGGCTCTGTCGATACCTTAAGTCAGCGCTGGGACGAATTTAAAATTGGGCTTGTTAGCAGCACTGATGCAAACGAAGCCGCCGCCGACTTATTTAACACGCTGGCCAATGGACTGGATCGCGTAAATAACGCGATGGCCCCAAAAGGGCAGGATGAATTCGATCAGCTGTTTGCCCGCCGCCAGGAAATACTGGCCGAAATGAAGCAGCTCGGCTCCGGCGAAAAAACAGGCGTCATGTCATGGCTGGTCGGTAACAAATCGGAGTTGATGAACCTCAACTCTGAATACGACAGAGTAATGGCACGTCTGAGCGAGCTGCAGGAGCTGCGCAAAAAACAACAAACAGAACAAACCGCCGCCCAGCTGGCTTCAGAGCAAAAGCAGCGCGAAATATCAGAGGCAGCAAAAGCAGAAGCAGATAAAAAGCTGGCTGAAAAAGAAGCTGAGCGCCTGGCAAAACAAAAAACAGCAGATGAAGCTGCAATCGCATCTGTTCGCCGGTCACTGGCCGATAAACAGCAGGTCGAAGACATCGCCATGGCCGAGCGCCAGGATAAAATCGACCAGGCTTGGCTGAATCAAAACCTGTCGGAAGAAGAGTGGCAAAACCTAACCGCTCAAAATTTCGCCATTTACCAACAGCGCCTGGCCGACATTGCAAAAACAGGTGCCGAGAAACGGGTGGAGGAAGATAAACGCGCCGCCGATCTGCAGCAGCGACAGCGCGAACAGGATATTGCAGCCCTCAGCAACTTCAACTCAACAACTCTGAGCGCACTGGAAAGCGTCGGCAAAAAGCGTAGCTCATTATACAAAGCGATGTTCGCAGCCCAGAAAATGGCTGCAATTCCCAGCATGATTGCCAGCACAGAAGAGGGTGCAACCGCCGCGCTCAAGCTGGGCCCCGTCGCTGGCCCTATAGGCGCTGGCATTATTCGCGGCCTGGGTTATGCGTCCATCGGGGTAGTGTCTGGCACAGCCATCGCAGGCTCATACGAAAACGGCGGCATTATCCCTGGCGCAAGCTACACCGGCGACAACCTCACCGCCGCCGTAAACTCCCGCGAAATGGTCCTGAATATGGGCCAGCAAAAGCAACTGTTTGATATTGCTAACGGCAACGCCAGCACCGGTAAATCATCGGGCGATCAGATTGTGCAAGTCATTAACGCCAGCAGCGGAACAACAACAGAAACCAGCAAATCAACCGACGATCAGGGGCGAATGATCACCCAGGTACTGGTGCGCGACATCGATAGTGACGGCGACTTTACCCAGCGCCTGATGAGTAAGTTTCGACTGAATCCGTACGGAAGCTGAAATGACCGACTACACAAAATACCCGGCCCATCTGTTGCCGTACCCGCAGCTTTCCGGCCATGGATACACAAGACGATCAGGCACCACACGAATAAAAATGACCTCTGGGCGAACAAGAAATCGCCGCCGGTGGTTTAGCGCTCCTTCGGACTCACGCTTAGTTTTTCGCATGAACTCAGAGCAGGCTCAATTGTTTGAGGGCTGGGTTCAGGACGTACTTGAAGGTGGGGCTGTTACTTTTGTAATTCCATTTAAAACCCCGGCTGGCCTGATCGATCATACGTGCAAATTCATAAGTGATTACCGCGCTGTTTATCACCCCCCCAACCGCTGGGAATTCGCGGTAGATGTTGAGATAGAAAAGCTGGAATTACTCGATGATGGCTTAACCACATCAGTAATCGATATCGGCGCGCAACTAACAGACCTGGAAGGTTTCATCATTCAGGTTGAAGAAAACGTAAATAAACAATGAGATCTTAAAAATGCCATTGCCAAGCAAAGCTGACCTTGAGCGCCTGGGCGAAAATCTGGCCGCCATTGAAGATATATTGTCAGGTATTGATATTGATAATGTAACTACACCTGCTGGCGTAGTGCACAAAAGCATCTCAAGTCGCCTTCGCACATTTCAAGAGATGTTGGATGCGAGAGATTCAGAAGGGCGAGCAGCATTGGCTGATGCAGTTTCGCTGCTGGGCCGCTACAGCGCCATAAACTATAAAGGCGCTCATGTTGCTGATACTGCATACAAAGCAAACGATGTATGGACGGACCCGGCTGATAACTCTATGTGGATTGTTCCAGCCGACTACACAGCCGGTGCCACCGCGCTGGCGGATATCACCGATAAAAAAGTGCGGCCGCATCAGGATGTAAGCAATAAGAAGGTTTGCACCAGTTTGGCTCAACTTAAAAATGTCATTCCACAATACCCAGGGCAGGTATTCTTTTTATCCGCTGGCGGCCGATCTGGTAACTTTGTGGTTGTATATGGAGATTTCTCTGCGCAGGTAGCGGGTGATACTGAGGAGGGTGTTTACGTTGCTATGGATGGTGTTCCACCTAGCGTGGCTGTCTTATTCAGATCAAGTTCTGGCGGGGTTTTAAATAGCGAATGGTTTGGAGTGTCGAGATCATCTACACCAGCACAAAACGCTGATGGAATAAATTCGGCTATCTATGTGCAGTCTCGGTTTTTCGGTGGCGGCATTGTAGTTGTAGAATCGGGGACCATTGAATTTAGCAGCACATTAATCCCCCGTCGAAATGTTATCATCAAAGGCCGTGGCGACACTGCAACAATACTTAAGTTAGCTGATGGATCAAACTGTGACCCCGTAAAGTCAGAGAACTTTGATAGCCTAACTTTAACAGGGGAAACCGCTGTAAATCCATTATGCCCTTATAATTTCGGTTTCGAAAACATTATGATTGACGGGAATGGTGAAAATCAGACATCTGGAGAAGGCGTTAAGCTATACGGGCCGCGTTTAAAGCTGAAAGTTTTTTTTGTGTATCGATGTCGAGGTAATAACCTTTATACTGAGTACTCACCAAATTTCGGATCGACATCGCCAGAAAGTCAGGAAGAGGGGGAGATTGATCAGGTTATTTCTCGAAACTCAGTAACTGGTAGTGGTTGGGTGTATAGGGGGCCTCATAATACAATTATAGGCTCAGTAATTTGTTCATACAATTATAAGTGGGGTTTTAGAAATGAATATTTTGAAGAAGTTTATGATGGTAATATCTCAGAACTTACGCATTTGCATACTTATGCTAATGGACTAGACGGTTCTAACTCGGAGAGTTATTTTGGTGCAGTTACAAATATCAATACGCTTATTGTCGACGGAGGGCATAGTGAGGTAGCTTCTTCAGATTGCCAAATTAATAAGATTAAGCTTATTTTTGGAGGGCAATCAAACCATGGGGTAATAATTTCTGGCGATCATAACAACATATCAACGATGAGTGGCGCAATGCTAACCGGAACGTCCGGGTATGATGTGTTGAGAATTACAGGTAACAACAACTACGTTGGCAGGGCCATATTGAACGGTTCATATAACAGCCACGATGGCTTATTTATTTCTGGAACTGGCAACACTGTCGAAGATTTAAATTCTCGAGAGTGTTTAAGAGGGTGCACTATTACAGGTGGACTCAATACTGTTAACGGAAAGCTGTTGCTTTGCACAGATTCATTCAGTTATTCGACTCCGTCCGGAACACATCCTGGTAGAAACAGGGTGTCGCTAGAGATATATCAGACATCTGGCAATTATGTTATCGGTGACAGGCCAGTAGATCAACTCGATCAATTTAACATTCAGGCTTCTGGTAAAGGGAATCTGCGATGTTCGTCAGAAGTTCAAAGTGACTTAATAAGTCTCGATATAACAACAAATCAGAACATAACAATTCCACATGGACTGTTGTACACACCAACAAAAAAATCAGTCTCTGTTACGCTTCTCTCGTCAGAACCAGCCGACAATCTTAACCAGCCTCATCAGCTTTATGTGTTATCAACTGACTCAACTAATGTTGTTGTTTCTTTTAGAATGGGAAGTGCTGCGCCAGAAGGTTCTAAGGGAAGGATTGGAGTTAAGGTTAAAATATAAATGTGAATTTAATATCATTTCCTATAATGATAGGAGAGTAGTGTAATTATTCTTAATTAATAAATTACTAATAGAAACCATGTCAATCATCCTATCTCGCATCTACAACTCAGCCCCGACGGATGACTCACACCTGCTGCTGACACAGTTCGACTGTACAGCGTGGGATGAGCCCATTCGCCTGGCGGTGTCGTCAGCAGATGAAACGGTAACGCTGCCCGGCGGCTCTGTAGCAACGTTCGAATGGTCGGGCCTTGCTGTTGAGTTGCCAGATAAAACGTCAAGCGGGGTTCAGGATTTGGCCCTGTCGATTGGTGGTGCCACTCTTGATGTTTTGGAGAAAATCGACCAGGCGCTTGATGCTGATTCTGTAGTAACGGTTACCCTGTATGTCTATACCGAAAAGCACCGTATCGCGCCGCAAAAAAAGCCACTGACCCTGCAGGTTGTTTCAGTCGTTTCTGATGATCTGTCTGTTCAGTGCGCCGCCCGCGCCCGCGATATTGTTAACGCCTCGTTTCCTGCTCTTCGGTATACAACAAATATCGCCCCTGGCTTGAAGTATTTCGGCTAACCGAATTTAACCTTCGCTTAAATATGATCGCTCAAAAATACAAAGACGTTCCGTATGTTGATGGCGGCCGCACAATGATGGGTGCCGACTGCTGGGGCATCGTTCGCCTGGTGCTTATTCAGGAGTATGGTGTGCCATGGCTTCCAAGCTGGGGCCGCATTCTTAATGCGTCACACCGCGTTATTAATGCCGCGTACATATCGTCGAGCTCTGAGTTTGTTCGCGTTGATCAACCTATGGCTGCTGACGTTGTGTGCGTATTTAATGCAGATAACGAATGTGCCCACTTGGGAATCGTGGTGCCTGGAGACACCGGACACACCGTATTGCATACACGCCCTAAGAACGGGGTTTCTACAATGCCCATCGCCCGCTTTGAGCGGTTTTATGACCATCGTATAGAGTACTGGCGCTATGCCTTTGATTAAGGTTTACAGCAATAAATTCAGCGATGAGGCAGAGCATAATGTCGCCACTGCCAGTCAATCGTTCCGCGACTATTTGCGCGCAAACGTATCTAACTACAATGATGAAATAGACAGCAAGCAGCTGTTTTCGGTATCCCTCAACGGTAAACTATTACCCCCAGACCGCTGGGATACGCCATTAGCCGAGCATGATGCGCTGGATGTTGTCGTAGAGCCGAAAGGTACGGTAGTGGTTGTGGCCACGGTTATTACAGTTATTAGTGCCATTGCCGCAATCAGGGCCATGAACGCGCTCAACGTGCCTGATACCTACAACAGCACAACCCCGGATAGCTCTTCAATTTACTCGGTGAATGCTCAGGGTAATAAGCCGAAATTGATGGCTCCGGCCCCGGTTCTTTTTGGCATGCACAAAATCTACCCCGATTATTTGTGCCCGTCTTACCGGGAGTATGTTGCCCACGAAGAGTGGCGATACTTTATGCTTTCTGTATGCGCTCATGGTGCCAGTATTGATCTTGCGGATATTCGTCTGGGGGACACATCGATTGCAGACCTTGGCAGCGATGTTAGCGTAAGTGTCTTTAAACCAGGCGATACCGTTACCGGCCACAAAGCACACCGGCATATGTACAGCGTGGCCGAGGTTGATGGCGCAGGGGTCGAACTAAAAGGGGCATTGCCTGAGTTTGAATTCATTAGCCCTTTTACACCTGGTGAATTCACGTATCAGTGGGTAGTGCAGGGCGATACAAAAAAAATGCGCCTTAACAAATATTCTGCCAACGGTAGTGGCGGCACGGTTACTTCAATCACTTACGCCGATGGCGCCGATTGGCGCGACTTCCTCCCAGCCGAATATAACAACTCAGAATTTGTTGGCGTTGTTCTGCGCCTGCAAATCCCGCAGGGCGGCTATCAATATTTTCGGGTTGTAGAGAGTGGCTCTGTCGCTTCTTTTCAGCGCGTGATTTATGGCACCTGGCAAGTTGATCAGACATGGAACGGTTTCGGCGCTGAAGGTGATTTGCTGTTTGGGTATTTTAAAATCATTAATACCGGAGATTTTGGTGCCTATGGCGGCTGGTTTAATTGCTGCCCACCTGGTGAAAACACCAACAGAATTGAATTCGACTTCTATTTTCCGGAAGGCCTGACCGTGCTCGATGACCGGGGCATTCCACGATCCCGAACCGTTACAGTAGAAATCCAATACCGCAACGGACCATCTGGTAGCATCACGACCCACAACGAAACATTCGAGGAAGCAACACTGGATGCCCGAGCATGGACTATTGTT